GGTTGTAAATATGTTTCGAGCACCACGGGGAAACCCACGTGGAGTATGTATTGGCCTGGATCGGGAGCGGACAGTAGTCATCCCATAGAGGCTTTTGTAGCAGATGACCCGATGCAAATTTTCGTAATTGCAACGGACGCATCCTGGACCAGTAAAGCAACAGCGCGAGCTGCTGTTTTTGCTAACGCAAACTTCTCAAGTGGAACAAGCGGGAGCACCACTACTGGTATGTCTTCAGGAGCGCTGGCCATCAGTACCATCAATACTACGAATACACTGAATCTTCGTATTCTAGGTTGGGAGGTGGATCCTTCTAACAATGATTTTTCTGCCGCTGGTGTTGGTGCCACTGTTAGGTTGAACAACCACTTCAATAGCCCGAATGGTGCTATTGCTGGTGGCACTGTTTCAACTACTGGCGTATAGGGGATTGAGACATGGCTATTTCACGAGCACAACTCGTTAAAGAACTAGAGCCTGGCCTCAATGCTCTCTTCGGTCTTGAGTACGCTAGGTACGAAAATGAGTACACAGAAATCTTCAGCACTGAATCTTCGGATCGGGCGTTTGAAGAGGAGGTGATGCTTTCTGGCTTCGGTTCTGCCCCAACTAAGAGTGAAGGTTCTGCCGTCACTTTTGATTCGGCAGCTGAAGTCTACACAGCCCGATATACCAATGAGACGATCGCCTTGGCGTTCGCGCTCACTGAGGAGGCGATTGAAGATAATCTCTACGATCGGCTTTCCTCTCGGTATACTCGCGCACTGGCCCGTTCCATGGCACATACGAAGCAAGTTAAGGCTGCGTCTATTCTTAACAATGCCTTCGATAGTACCTACACGGGCGGGGATGGCCTTGAACTTTGCTCCACTGTGCATACGTTGCAGAGTGGTAATACGTTCCGGAATGAGCCATCTACCGCAGCGGACCTTAATGAGACGTCCCTTGAGAATGCTCTTATCGATATCAGCGATTTTACCGATGAGCGCGGCCTCAACACGGCTCTGCGAGGAATGAAGTTGATTGTCCCAGCAAACCTTCAGTTTGTTGCCGATCGGCTACTTGAGTCAGACTTGCGTCCTGGTACAGCAGACAATGATGTAAATGCAATCCGGAATATGGGGATGGTGCCACAGGGGTACGCTGTGAATCACTTCCTTACCGATACGGATGCATGGTTCCTCTTGACTGATGCGCCAAATGGCCTCAAGCACTTCCAGAGAACCCCGATTCGTACGGCGATGGAGGGAGACTTCGATACTGGTAATGTACGGTACAAAGCCCGTGAGCGTTACAGTTTCGGTTGGTCTGATCCTCGCGGTATTTACGGATCTCCTGGAGCGTAGTATAGTGGGGGGAGGGGAAACTCTCCCCTCTACTTTTCTGGGATAATTTAGCCCTAGCGACTGACCCAGCAGACGCTTACAAAGACTCTAGGGCAAAACCTTTGTAAGGAGGTGTACCATGGGTACGACACGTTTTTCTGGTCCAATTATGTACAGCGGTCACGGCAGTGACTCCAGCGCACTTGGATCATGGTTTAAAAATCTTCCGATGCAGATCAATCCTGATTTTGTCTTCAAGTATGATGACTTTACGGGGATTGATATTGATGACACTGACGACTGGACAAAGGAAGTCCTCAATAGTGGTACATTAACTTGCCTAGCAGATCATGTTGGCGGATGGGCCAAATCCACTGGAGATGGCTCAACCGATAATTCCGGCGGTTCGATCCAAGGCAATGAAATTTTCATGGCCGCGTCAAATAAACTTATCTTTTTTGAAGCAAGTGTTGCAGTAGCCGATGCTGACGACATGGATATGTTTGTTGGACTGGCGGAAAATGGCACATTTGCTACTGGTGTCCCCTTTACCGCGAGCAATCAAATCGGTTTTCTCTTGGTAGAAGGCGCTGCCGATATCTACGCGAACTGCGATAGCGGTGGAACAGAAACCAAAACGGATACCGGCATTGATTTCGCTGATGGCGCGGAGTCTTCGTCTACTATCACCAATACCCGGCGCCTAGGCTTCATTGTTAAGGGCACGGGACAGGTGCAGTTCTATGTTGACCGAGTGCTGAAAACAACTACTACGGGGAACATACCCACTTCAGCCTTGACGCCGTGGTTCGGTGCCATGTCTGGAACGACCACAGCAGATGCTGCTTGGTGCGATTATATCTGGGTCGCCGCTCAAAGAACTACGGATGGCATGATCCAGTATAATGATCTACCGTAGAAGATGATGGTCTTATCGGGGGAAATTAAGGAGTAGATTATGGCCGATACTTTTACGGAGAAGATCATCGATGATGGTCCCGGAAGGCTAGTTAAATCTTTCGCCTACACCTATGTAGACACCGGCCAAAGTGCCGTCATGGCGGTGGATGTTTCTGGTTTGTCGTCCCTTCAAGATGGCACAGCTTGCAGCAATCTTCGTATCAACCGAGTGTGGTTCAGCACGATTGGACTCTCGTTGAAGGTTTTGTGGGATGCCTCCACTGATACATTGGCCATGGAACTCCCTTCAGGCTACCAGGGAGAGTTTGACTTCTCTTCCTTTGGTGGCCTCCTCAATAGTGCTTCCAGTCCCACGGGGGATTTGAAATTCACCACTGTGGGACACGGGGCGGGGGACACGTACACCGTTGTCCTGGACTGCATAAAAGAATTTTAGAACATGCCCGAGATCGAGAGACAGAATGAACTCGAGCTGGTTAAAATCTGGGGGGAGTTAAAAGTCCTCTCGGAACGCATCGAGGTCATTAAAAACAATGATTTGTATCATGTTCAAAAATCTCTTGATTTCATCTCCAAAGCGTTATGGGGGGTTGGGTTTTTAATCTTTGGTCAGTTGGTGATAGCAGTACGGCTGACTTTGTGGGGGTAGGTAAGAATTATGGCAACTTCTGGTTCGGTTGATTTCAACTTAAATATGGCCGACATTACAGAAGAGGCCTTTGAAAGATGTGGTTTGGAGTTTCGTACTGGGTACGATAGTCTCACCGCTCGGAGATCATTGAATTTACTGTTCGCTGATTGGGCCAATCGAGGCCTGAATCTTTGGACGATTGACCAAGTCACTCAGAGTGTAGCCCAGCTTTCCAGTACCTCCGCTGTAACGACCTATCCCCTAGGAGCTATTACTGCTACGGTGGGAGCCTCCACTGATCTCAGTGTGGGGGAAACCATCACGGGTGGAACCAGCAGTGTCACTGCCTCTATCATCTCCAAACCCTCTTCTACAACGATTACTCTAACTGTTCCTTCCGGTTCCTTTACGGCGGGGGAAACCATCACGGGCTCTAGCAGCGCGGCAAGTACTACCATCAGCGCAAACCCAAGTTTAGCCGATGTCCAGGCTTCTGGAGATATACTGGAAGCCGTTGTCCGCCGCAACAGTGAGGATATTTCCATTACCAGAATTGGTCGGCAGGAATACCTCAGTATTCCGACTAAAACGACGCAAGGACGGCCTACTCAGTTTTATGTGGACCGGCAAATCACGCCGACACTCACTGTATGGCCGGCGCCCGAGAACTCCACTGATTCGATAATTTATTACAGGGTTAAACGAATCCAAGATGCTGATGCTGCCGCCAACACGGCAGATGTCCCTTTCAGATTTCTCCCCTGTCTTGTGGCTGGTCTGGCTTTCCAGATTGCCTTGAAACGGTCTCCCCAACGCATGGAAGGTTTGAAACTGATCTATGAGGAAGAGTTTTTAAGAGCTTCTTCCGAGGATATCGATCATGGTCTTCCTCTTCGATTAGTGCCCTCCCCTCAATCGTTGCGGATTTAAGATGGCTAGATACGCAACCGGGAAATATGCCTTGGGAATATCCGACCGGTCTGGTAGGGCTTACCGCTTGCGAGACATGGCTTTGGAGTGGACTGGAATGCTGGTGGGGAAAGACGAATTTGAGGCAAAACAGCCTCAGTTGGATCCCCGTCATCAGATTTCGGACCCTCAAGCGTTAAGGGTTAGCCGTCTGGCGCGAACAGAGCCGGCGGTGGAAGTTCTTTTGCCCTTTAATGCCTTTAAATCCGGCTCAAGTGGCTCGGCTGTAATCACGGTTACGGAGCCCGGACACGGGCGTAGCACGGGGGACACGGTAAGATTTAGAAAGGTAGCGGCTTTTGATGGCTTCACGGAAGCGGCTTTGGAAGATTCCGATGGATTTTCCATTACAAAAGTAGATAGCGATAAATATACCTTTACGTCTGGAAGCGGGACAGCAACTTCTGGGAATTCAGGGGGCGGGGGAGATTTCTCCTCTGCTGGACCCGTAACAGTGAGCGCGTGATATGGCCTTTACTTTCACAACCTTAAAAACTGCCATCCAAGACTATACGGAGAATACCGAGAGCACTTTTGTGAGCCAGTTAAGCCGGTTTATTCTGAATGCTGAAGAACGTGTTCTGAAAGAATGCGAGTTAGATGATTTTCGTAAAAATGTTACGGGATCGGCCACACAATCCACAAAGTTCCTTACGAAACCCACAGATTTCTTGTCGCCTTTTTCCCTGAGTGTAATCAACAATTCCGCCAATGAGTTCTTGAAATTTAAACACATAACCTTTGTGCAGGATTATACGCCGGATCCCTCTACCACCGGGACACCCAAATATTACAGCGATTGGGATGAAAATAGCTTTGTTTTGGCCCCCACTCCAGATGACGATTATACAATGGAGCTACACTATTTCTATCGGCCTCAGTCGATTACGGCGGCTTCTGATGGAACCAGTTGGCTTGGCACAAACGCGGAGTTATGTCTTCTATATGGTAGCCTTGTGGAGGCCTATACTTTTATGAAGGGTGAGGCGGATCTCCTTCAACTATATAACGCTCGGTTCATGGAATCTCTGCAATGGCTTAAAAATTTGGGAGAGGGGAAACAAACTAGGGATCAATATAGGTATGATACTCTTCGTAGAGATTTACAGTGATGGCTGAAAGTTTAAAAGATGCAGAAGTAGCCATTGTCGGCCTTGGCGGCACGCAGGGAGTATTTACTTCGTCCGTCGCCAACGGTAAGAGCTACGATGAGGTATGGGC